TTTACCAGATCCAGGTTGCTGTCTTACGTTATTAATAAATAACGCTATCTCATTTTCATTTGTTACTGCATGATCTAAAGTGTAGGAGGTAGTTGCACTCGTAGAAAACTCTTGAGTAGCAAATGAAGTAAATGATTCTGCTGGTTGATTCCCAATATATGGCATCTTATGTGATCTCCATTATTGACAATGTTCCTGATAATTTATCTGCAACTGAGCAATCAATTCTAATTGCATCACCTGTTTCTAATATAACCTTACCACCAGATAAAATTTCAAGTGAACTTCCAGTTGGTATGCTAACATCTTTAACTAAGAAAGATGTACCATTTTGTGCTGCTCTACCACCTCCAGATGTAGTACTAACTAATTCTACTTCTGCAGTTACAGCAGTAGTATTTATATTAGCTAACACCAATCCTATTACAACTGTTGTTGTACTTCCTGGTGTTGTATACACTGTATATGGCGTTCCAGCTGAATTAGGTTCTGCTGCAAAGGTTACTACCTTAAACGTATTTGCCATTTATTTCCTCCTATTTACTATATACTATTATATCGTTATTTTTTTAAAAGTCAATGATTATTATCCAAGAGCAATAGCTAAAGCTGTTGGATCATCTGTGCTAAATCCTGCACTTGTTAAATATGTTTTAACATCTGTTAATGCTACTTGTTTCATAGTACCTGCGTCATTTGCAACTAATCTATCTGCATCTACTAAAGTTGTAGAACTTGCTGATGTATCTCCATCTATAATATTTATTTCACTAGCTGTTGAAGTTACACCATCTAATATATTTAACTCAGCTGCCGTAGATGTTACCCCGTCTAATATATTTAACTCTGCTGCTGTTGATGTAACACCATCTAAAATGTTTAATTCAGCAGTTGTTGAAGTTACACCATCTAATATATTTATTTCTGTAGCGGTTGCAGTTACGGCTACATTTTCATTTATTTTTGGTGAAGTTAAAGTTTTGTTAGTAAAAGTTTGTGTAGCTGCTATACCTGCAACTGTATCAGTAGTGGCTGGTAAAGTTAATGTGATGTTACCAGAAAAAGCTGAGTGAGCAGGAGCTTGTAGTCTAGCATAGTGAGCATTTGATGACTCACAATAAAAATCAACATAAGATTGAGAACCAGAGTTTTTAATTGATATAGATCCTGATTGTATATCAATACCATTAGATCCATCAATTCTAACAACACCAGTTCCATTTGGTGTTAAAGCAATATTACCATTTGATGTAGATACTAATCCATTACCATTAACATCTAAGTCACCACCTAGTTGAGGTGTGCTATCTTCTACAACATTTGATATTGCACCTGATGTAGCAAGCCCTGATACAAGTGTTGATCTAGCAATTTTTTTAAGTCCACCACCTGAAGTATCAACTGCTAATAATACATCATCATTAGCTACTGAAGATATTTCTGATAGTGATCCTACTGCTATTGAATTAAAGTTTGTACCATCTGCAACTAATAAATTACCTGCAGTATTTGTACCCATAGTAATATCATCACCTGATACTGTAAGATCTCCAGTTATACTTAAGTTTCTAAATCCAGATATATCTTTATTAGAATCTGCAATAACTGCTAAAGATGCAGATACAGTTCCTGCTGTAATACCATCTAGTAAATTTAACTCTGCAGCTGTAGAAGTAACACCATCTAAGATATTAAGTTCTGCTGCAGTCGAAGTAACTCCATCAAGTATATTTAATTCTGCTCCAGTTGAAGTAATAGTTGTACCACCTAAACTTATAGCATCTGCTGCAAGTGTATCTACATTAGCTGTACCATCTATAAATAAATCTTTAAACTCAAGAGAAGAAGTTCCTAAATCAATATCATTATCTGTAATAGGTACAATAGCACCATCTTGTACTCTAAACTGTTGTACAGAAGATGATGATACATTTACATAAAATTCTAAATGATTATTAGTAGAGTCAACTAATACTCTGTTTAAAGTGTTAGCATCTCTAATTGAAGTTACAGGTCCACCTTCACCCGCAGTTCCATCATGCGTGTGTCCTGTAGTTGCATTAAATGCAGCCAATACTTGGTTAAACTCATCATTAGAATGAGCTGCAGTTATAGTATCTCCTGTTGTATAACTTGACTGTCTTGCCGAATAACCTGCCATTATCTTCTTCCTCCTGGGGTAAATTCTAATTGAAATCCTTTAATTGAAAATGAGTCTGCACTATTTTGATCATCTATTTGTAGTGCTACTGCAAATCCAGATCCTTCTACTGTTTGTCTAACTAATGGAACACCTGATGCATCGTATAGTGAATTACCATATGAAGCTGCTCCATATTGTCCAGCACCACCTACATTTGGCAGTGCAATCTTTGCTGGTTGTGGACTATTCTGATCATCATAATTATATCTAAGTGCTAAGTTTGCATCAATAGATGTACCTTCACCTTGATAGTTTAAATTAACTCTTTGCATATATTTTCTTACACCTGGATCTCCCATAACCATATCAGGTGATCTGTATACTGCTTGAATAGTATTATTTGCTGACCCTGCTGCAAATCTATTTCCTGATTCCATTTTATATAAGTGACCATCAAATCCACCAAAGACTTGTGTTTCAACTCCATCAATAAAATCAGAATCTGTACATGCAGGTTTTATACCAACCATATCTGCGTATTCAAATCCAATAGATCCTGTATTAGGATTATTTTTTAATACACCTATAATACCTTTTGATGATCCTTGTCCACCTGCAGTTGTTGGATAAAATATTCTATATTGTGATTTAGCTCTAATAATTATAGATGATATTCTATCTAATCCTATTTCATCAATTCTAGATTGTATTTGTCTAGATATAGATCCAAGTTCAACGTCACCAATTCTAGCTGTACCAGCAATAGTTCTTAATCCATCTGGTGCTAAAAATATAACATCTCCACCAATCTCTTGTATACTACCACCATCTCTACAACCTATATTTCTTGTAACTTCTTGTACTGCAAAATTACTAGATGATGTACCTGTTAATTTATATATTCTATCTTGGCAGAATATAATTAATTCATTTCTAAATACTTTTAATCCTACAACTGTTGAGTCAACTCTAAATGATCCTGCACCACTAGCTGATGTAAAATTATCTTCTGCAAATGGTACACTAAATATAACTTCTTCTGGATTACTTGCACCAGCATAGAACATATGGTTTTGAAATGCTTTTACAAACTTTGGATTGCTTGGGGCTGTACCACCACCTGTTGCATTTACTACATCCACTGCAAAACTAGAATTAATTATTTGTGCAGGTGAATGTCCAGTTGCAATAACTATTTTTTCAGTACCACTAAAATTAAATTTTTCAAAGTCATATGCTCTAGTAGATGTTCCTAAACCTGTAGTTAATGTTGTAAAACTGCCAGATGTAGTTCCTCTATGTATATCACCACCTCTTGCAACTATTACTTGTCCATTAAATATTATAGAACAATCTACTACTAGACTACTATTACTAGATCCTTGAGGAATTTGCGTTGTATTATATAACGCTGTGCCACTAACACGTCTGTAACCACCTTTAATATCAGGCTCAAAGTTTTGCAATAGTAATGCCTCACCAGGTCGCATTGAAAATACATCTTTATTCAATGTCAGTCCCCCAGCACAACTTACTACAAAAGGTGATATTAAATCAGTAGTTGGCATTTTATGATGTTCTCTTTTCTGCTAATTTTTGTAATTCTTCTAATTCTGGTTTTAACAATTTAAATTTTTCTAAATATTTACTTGTACTTTCTCCAGTTTGATATCTTCTAATATATTCTCTAATTTGAGGTATAGTCATTTTATCAGAAACATCTGCAACTTGCAGACCATTATTTTTTTGCTTTTCTTTTTTATCTTCTTGATAAGATATATTATCTATAGCTCTTTCTTTTTTTTCTACTTTCATTAAATATCTCCTAATATATCTTCATCTTCTTTTTCTCTTTTTATATTTAAATTTTGTAATCTTTCTGTTTCTTTAGTTGTTAAAGGTCCAAATATATCTCTTTTAGATTCTTTTGTTTTTAACATTTCAAAATCTTTTTTTTCTTTTTTTAATAAATTATCTTCAGATGGCTGATTATTTAAACCATTATTGACCATTCGTGCTGCTTTTCTTTCAGCATATCTCATGTTATCTTCTGGTTCTTTAGATTTATTTATAGAATAATTTACAGCCATTATAGTTGATTTAAAAATGCTTCTACTTCTTGTTTTGTTGCTGGATCTTTTTTATCTCCCCCAGCTTTAAATCCAGGATCATTTAAAATATCATTTACATTTACAGGTTCACCCGTTAAATCAGCTATTTTTTTCTTTGTTTTTAAAGCTGATTTTTGTTTTTTAGTTAATCCAGCTATCATCATTTTTTCTTGTTTTTTAAATTTATCACTTCCATATGTTAAATTATCTATAGCTGTTTTTTCTTTTTCTATATTTCTTTCTTGTTTAATACTCATTAAGTAACTCTGCCTCCTATATTAGTGCTAATACTTTCTGCAATAGAATCACTACGCATATAATCATTTTTAGTAGCATAGTCTACTTTTAGTAATCTAAGTTTTCTTTGAAAGTCTCTATCTGCCAACTGTGCATGTTGTGGGTCTGATCTTAACATATAAGTATAATACTTAGCTCTATCTACAACTAATGTTGCAAATCTATCTGGTAAAGTCATAGTATCACCATGTGCTGACAAATCTGAATGAGTAGCATAGTAATCATAATGCACTGTAAAATCTGTAGTGTGTGGTCTAGGACTAACACCAAATGCAGAATGATCTGGTAGAATATATACTCTTAATGGGTCAGAATAACTACCACTGTTATTTGAATCATCAGTAACTTTAAAAACTTGTAAAAAATTATCATAAGTTATAAATACTAATTTTCTAAGTGCTATATCATTTCTAGATATTCTTACATAATCTACATCTAATTGCACACCATCTGATTCTACATATATGTAAGATACTTGTGCTGTAGCTGTAAATGTAGTGCTTAATATTTTACCTTCTCTAAAATTAGTTACTGCTACTGTTGTATTTAAATTTTGTGTTCCACCTGGTGAAGTTCCAACTCTTACAATTAACCCACTAGATGAACTGTTTGGACTTAATACTCTAACTTGTAATTTATAAGTTTTATTTACTGTAGTATTAATAGCTTGATATGCTGCTGCATCATTTAAATTTAATCTACCATTACCACTTGTTGTATGTGATGGTGATCCATCACCTGTAGTCCAGTTATTTATATTAGATTCAAACTCACCATTAGTAACTAACTCTGTTGGTTTAAGAAAAAATGAATCCATATCTGCTTTTCTAAAATCATTTGGAAAAGAATATTCATTATCACCAACTGTTAAATTTTGTGTAGTTCTAGTATATAGTAAAGGTATCTCACCTGTTTCATTGTAAATATCATGTATACCTTTATTTACAAAATCTTTTACTGCAGTCTGCACACCTCTACTAGAAGAGAATGTGCTTGAAGTTAATTCTGTTTCGTTAAGTTCTCTAAGAACTCTGTTTGTTAGTGTCAGGTAAGTTGTTGCCATGCTGTAATAAATTTAAAATTTTGTCTAGTTTTTCTTCTTGGTCATCAAGTCTTTTTTCTAATTTAATAACCCTCATAGTATTATCAGCTGGACCTAATATCGTAATTTTTTGTCCTGAACTAGCTCTAGTTTTTTTTGTTAAATCATGAATAGCCATAAATCTCCTAAATATTATAAGGGGTATAAATTAAGGGGGACATGTAGCCCCCCTTAAAATTAAACAAATTACACAGCTGTATCTTGCTGAGTACTTGTATTTCTATCAGTTTCGTCAATACCTGATACATCACATAGTACTGCAAACACTCGGATTTTACCCGCTGTTGAGTCTGCACTTAGTACTAATACGTCTAAAGTATCTGCACTTGCAACTATAGTTCTAGCTGTAGCTGTTGGTGCTGAGAATCCTGTAGCGTTAGTATCGCCATCAACATATCTGTCAACATCTCCACCTGTGATACCTAAATCAAGAGTTACTGAAGAAGATAATGCAGTGATTACCTCAATTCCAGCTTCCATAATTAAAGTTTCAGCAGGTATATCTAGTGCTCTAAGAACATCATTTTGTGCTGCTCCAGAATCACCATTGATTGCTGCTATGTCAATTGTATTTTCAACTAAATAAGGTGTTCTACCATTAGCAGGATGCCCAGTAGTTCCACCAGCTGCTGTTAAGTCATAAGTAGCCATAGTTCTCTATTATCCTCCTAATATTAACCTATTGT